CTGTCGCGCGAGGAAGCGCGCAAGATGGGGCTCGGCCTGCTCGCCGCCGCCAAGGCCGCTAACCAGATGCCGGACGCGCTGCAGGAGGGCGTGGAGACGCTGGCCGGCTTCGGCCTCGATCCCCGCAAGGCGGTCGCGATGATGAAGCCGATCGGCCGTGCCGCCACCGCCTACAAGGCCGAGATCAAGGATCTGTCATCGGCCGCATTCGCCGCCAACGACAATCTGAAGGTGCCGATCGAGCAGACGGGGCGCGTGATCGACATCATGGCGCAGGCCGGCAAGAGCGGCGCCTTCGAGATCAAGGACATGGCGCAGTATTTCCCGACGCTCACCGCGGCGGCGCAGGGGCTCGGTCAGAAGGGCGCGCCGGCGGTGGCGGATCTCGCTGCGGCCCTGCAGATCGCACGCAAGGGCACCGGCGACAGCGCCTCGGCCGCTACCAACGTCGCCAACCTGCTGCAGAAGATGAATTCGCCGGACGCGATCAAGAAGTTCGAGAAGTTCGGCGTGGATCTGCCGGCGGCGCTCGAGCGCGCCTACAAGGCGGGCAAGACGCCGATCGAGGCGATCGCCGAGCTGACCAACAAGACGCTCGGCGGCGACCTGTCCCGCCTGGGCTTCCTGTTCGAAGACGCCCAGGTGCAGCAGGCGCTTCGTCCGCTGATCCAGAACATCGACGAATATAAGCGGATCCGCGCCGATGCGTTCGGCGCCAAGGGCGTGACCGATGCCGACTTCGCCGAGCGGCTCCAGGATGGCGCGGAGAAGGCGAAGGCGTTCTCTGTCCAAGCCAAGGTGCTCGGGCTGACCATGGGCGCCGCCCTGTTGCCGACCGCGACCGCGCTTCTGACCAAGCTCACTGGCTTCGCCACCTGGCTCGGCGACCTGGCCACCCGGTACCCGCAAGCCGCCAAATGGGCGGGCCTGCTCGCCGGCGGCTTTGCGGCGCTGATGATCGTGCTGGGAGCGGTCGGCATCGCCGCCGCCGGCGTGATGGCGCCGTTTGCTGCCTTGGGCTTTGCGGCGACGCTGGCAGGCACCACCCAGGCCGTCCTGTGGGCGAAGTTCGGCCGCGCCCTCATGTTCCCGCTTCGCATCTTCCCGCTACTCGGCCGAGGCATTGCCTGGGTCGGCGGCTTGGCGCTTCGCATCCTTCCCATGATCGGCCGAGCGGCGATGATGATGGCGACCGGCGTCGCGCGAGCTGGCCTGTTCCTGCTCGCCAACCCGATGATCCTCGCGATCGTGGCGCTGGTCGCGATCGTCGCCGGCGCTGCTTATCTGATCTGGAAGCACTGGGACACGATCAAAGCCGCCTTCTTCGGCGCTGTCGCGTGGATGGGCGAGGCGTGGAGCGCGATCCGTGCGCGGTTCGCCGCTGGCGTGGCTGCGATAGGCGGGTTCTTCGGCAGCCTTTGGCAGGGCCTGCGCTCCGGAGTGGGGAACATCCTCGCCTTCCTGGGCGCCCTTCCTCTCCGCTTCGCCGAGTTCGGCCGCAATATGATCATGGGGATGATCAGCGGCATCACCGGCATGCTCGGTGCTCTGAAGTCGACGATCGTCAATGCCGCCAGCTCGGCCGCGAACTGGTTCAAGCAGAAGCTCGGCATTCACTCGCCGTCGCGCGTGTTCATGGCCTTCGGCGGTCATATCGCCGACGGGCTGGCAATCGGCATTCAGCGGGGTGCGAGCGAGCCGATAAAGCGCGTGCATCGCCTTTCTCGCGACGTCGCCGCCGCGATGGTGATCGGCGTGGCAGCGCCTGCGGTCGCCAGTGCCGGCATTGCGGGCGGGGCAAGCAAGGGCGGCGCCGGCGGCGCGTTCGGCGGCGGCGGGGATCGGTACGAGATCCACCTCCACGCGGCGCCCGGCATGTCTGAGGATCAGCTGATCGCGAAGCTCGAGCAGAAGCTGCGCGAGATCGCCGCGGGCAAGGCAGCTCGCGCCCGCAAGTCCTACGCCGACGAACAGGATGGCTGAGCCATGCAGATGATGTCCCTTGGCATGTTCGTCTTCCATGTGCCGACGCTCGCGTTTGACGAGCTGCAGCGCCGCACCGATTGGCGACACGCGCGGAGCGCCCGCATCGGCGCGCGCGACGCCACGCAGTTCGTCGGCGTAGGCGACGAGACGATCGCGCTCAACGGGTCGGCCATGGCCGAGCTGCAGGAAGGCCGCGCCTCGATCGAGGAGCTGCGCGACATGGCCGACACTGGCGAAGCTTGGGCGTTGGTCGATGGCAACGGCCGCGCGCTCGGCGCCTTCGTCATCACCGGCATCGACGAACGGCAGCGCGCCTTCTTTCCCGATGGTACCGCCCGCCAGATCGACTTCGGCATCGACCTATTGCGCGTCGATTCCGAGAACGCTGCCGCTCTCGTCGCCGGCGAACTGCCGGCGTTCCTGGGTCTGTTCTGATGGCGCAGGAATCGTTCGTCTCGAATCTCCGGGATTTCCGGGTGACACTGGATGGCGACGATCTGACCGATCGCCTGCGCCCGCGCCTGGTAGCGCTCACCCTGACCGAGAAGCGCGGCGGCGAAGCAGACCAGCTCGACATCATCATCGACGACAGCAAGGGCAAGATGGCTCTGCCCCGCGCCGGCGTGCAGCTGAAGGTCCAGCTGGGCTGGAAAAAGGGCAGCGACGTGCGGGCCGGGCTGGTCGACAAGGGCAGCTTCACCGTCGATGAGATCGAGCATGGCGGTCCGCCCGACGTCATCACCATTCGCGCCGGCTCGGCCGACTTCACCAGCGAGGTCCGCACGCGGCGCGAGGGCAGCTGGCACGATACGACGCTGGGCGCGATCATCGCCGACGTCGCCGCCAGGAACAAGCTCACGGCCCGCTGCGCGCCTGCCCTGGCGTCGATCGCGGTTGAGGTGGAGGCACAGAGCCGGACAAGCGATCTCGCGTTCCTGCGGCGCCTCGGCCGCGACCATGACGCGGTCGCCACCATAAAGGCCGGCACACTGATCTTCTCGCCGATCGGCGCCGGCACGACGTCGACGGGCGAGCGCCTGCCCTCGATCACGATCCGTCGTCGCGAAGGCGATCGGCATAGCTTCCGGATCGAGAAGCGCGAGGAGACCGAGGGCGTTACCGCCAGCTGGCACGATCGCAAGGCCGCGAAGAAGCAGAACGTCACGGTCGGCTCGGCCGAGAAGGCGAAGCGCCTCGGCAAGACCTATCCGACCGAGGCCGCGGCCCGCGCCGCCGCCACCGCCGAGAAGGCACGTTCGGCCCGGCAACCGCGCAAGCTATCGCTCGAGTTGGCGCTCGGCCGACCGGACATCGGGCCGGAACAGCGCGTGAAGGTGGAAGGCTTCAAGGCCGAGATCGACGCCGTGCAATGGCTGGTTGCCGAGGTGACGCATACGCTAGGCGATCGCGGCTTCACTACGTCGCTGCAGCTGGAAACGGTCGGCTAGTCCTGCGAGCCGAGGTGCGCGAACGGCGGGTAGTGGGGATCGGCGCCCTCGACGACAACGCGCGCGACGTGCCGCACCTGAGCGGCACTCACGACGGCAACTTCATCGTCCGTCCACCTGGCGATGCGCTCAACGAGGCGGCGAAAACGTTCTACGGCCTGCTCGGCAGTTTCGGCCACTTCCTACGCCACCGGCTTTTCGGCGGCTTCATCCGCCCCGCCGATATCGTTCGCGGGCACCGGGAGATCATCGTTCGCCGGCGACGCGATGCGCGGCCTGGGCGCGCCGAACGGAAGGTGGACGCTCGGGCGCGGGTTGCGGCTCGCCAGGATTGTGCGCGTGACCGTCAGCTCGACAACGAAGACATGGCCGCAATCGTCATTGTCGCACCGCACCCGCAATTCGCGACACGTCGGCACGAGCTGGACGCTGGATCGAATAAGCCCCTGTTGCTCGCAGTGCGGGCAGAGGATGACCGGATCTCTACGCCGCGAAACCTTCGTCTTCATGTGGCACCCTCCCGACTGAGGCGTGACTATCGCGCCGGATCAACGCGTGAATAAGTCGCTGTTCCGTCAACCATCCAGAGGCTGGATCTTGCCCTCTTGGATGACGAGGTATCCGCGCTTCTGGACGAGCAACAGGAGTTCGCTGTCGGAAAGCTCATCGGCCCGGTCGGGGAGCCGGATTGATCGCCCACCTTTGCCGCGGATGATGTCGCCGCTCTCCTCGAGCTTTTTTACGATAACGCTCGCCCCCTGGACCGAGGCACCAACAGCGTTGCCGATCTCGCGCAGGCACGGAGACTTGCCTCGCTCCAGGAAGTAACGGCGGATGAACTCGAGCGCGTTGACGCGTCGATTGCAGGCGATCGGCGAAGGGCGAAGCGATCGGTTCGGCACTTGGGATCATCATAGCAGATGTTCCGGTTCTGTACGAGATAACTCGTGCAGGATCTGCGTTAAGATCGTTTCTCGTCGTCTAACCACTGCTTCGTTCGGGTGCCGAGTCGACCCCCGACCCTCATTGCCGCGATCACCGGAAAGACCACGCAGAGGATGACTAAACCGACAACGAAGACCGCCACCGCCGTCACCAGCTTTTCTTCTATCCCGACCCCGGTTGCCAGGCCGAGGATCAGACATGCTATTGCCAATAGGACCACGGACGGCAAACAGCCGCGAAGCCGGGTTTGCTTAGTCATACCCGGCGCCCAAACCACACGACCCGGCCTATTACTCTCACCTCTTCGGCAAGGCGCTCAGCAGCCCGATAGATCTGGTTACGGCTAATCACGCGGATCTTCGGCGGCTCGCTATCGTAGATCTTCTCGAGCAGCTTGATCACGTAACCATCGCCATCCCAGAGGCAAAAGGCGCCGGGTTGAGTGATCGAGGTAGCTCGCTTGTCGATGAGCAGTTGATCGCCGTTGCGGAAGTCTGGCTCCATGGAGTCGCCGAGAACGAGCACCGCGAGCATGTCCGAAGGCTGCGCTCTGAATTCGCGTTCGATCAGCGAGCGAGCGAAAGCTATCTGCTCGAAGTCGCCCTCTCCGGTCCCGCCGCCGCCAGCGCCCGCGTGGGTAGGAAGCACGTCCACCATGACGAACTCGCCTTCAGCGGGCGGGGCGGGCAACAGATTTGCGGGTATCGCTCCACCGGCGATCTCGCCTGGAAGATCGGTCTTACCCTCCAACCAGGATAAAGGCACCATCAACGCGTCGGCGATGTCGGGGAGGTATCTCGAGCGCAGCGTCTTCCCGATCAGGATCAGGCTTATCGCGCCTTGAGTGATGCCCACAGCGCGCGCCAGCGCGGCCTGATCCAGGTTCCGCGCCTTCATAGCGATTGCAAGGCGTTCGGCTACGACACTCATGTCTGCGGCATACCGCCGGCCTATTAGATGCCTAGTTGAGATTGCTGTTGCGCTCATACTAGTTTCATATTAGCTCACTCGTATGGACGAGCATCCGACCCCCGCTGACGCCTTCCGCCAAGCTGTTGCAGCAGCTGGAGGGCAGAGTTCCTTCGCGCGCATGGTGGGCTGCACCCAGGGCAACATCTGGCAGCTGCTCAAGGCCGGCTCGCTCCTACCTGGTCGGTACGTCATCAAGGCCGAAGGCGGGACCGGCATATCTCGTCACCTCCTTCGCCCCGACCTCTATCCCGCGGACCAAGTATCCGCCCCCTCCTCCGGTTGCTCTCCTGCATCCGTAGCGCCTGGCGCTCCGACCGTCGCGTGCGATCGGAGCGCCGTTTTGCAATCGGCCGTGCGGTCATGACCAAGCTGCGCGACCCGCTCACCTTCGGCCAGGCCATCACTCGCATCGCCGGCGTGCTGGGCTGGGAGGAGACCGCCAGTATCGTGGGAAAAGGGAAACGCCTCGTTCGCCTTTGGAGCGAGCCGGACAAGCGCTGCAACTGCACGCTCGATCAGGCGCGCAACCTGGACGCGGCCTACCGCGCCGCCGGTGGCGAGGGCGCTCCGCTGCTCGAAGCCTACGCCTTCCAGCTCGAGTTCCAGATTGCCCGCGAGAATGCGTGCCGGCACGAGCTGGCCGAGACGATCGCGGAAGTCTCCCGCGAAGCTGGCGAAGCCGTCGCCGCCTCGGTGGCCATCCTCAATCCCCGTGCTTCGCCGACGGATTTGCATCGCGCCCTGGCGGATGTTGGCGAGGCGCAGTCCTCGATCGCCAAGCTGATGCGCCGCGTCACGGCGATCGTCGCGGCGATCGGGAAGACCGGGGCGTCTCAGTGGACCCCGCCACCGCCGTTTCCCCGCCGATGATGCACCAACCTAGCGAAGCGCCTGGCTGAGCCTTCCGGCTCCCGACGTCCCGCCCTCCACCGCCAGCCAATCCCCTCCGGAAGCACCCGCTTCCGGACACGCCATCCCCTTGTCCGACGAAAGCGACCTCGCCTCCCATGCAAATGCGCGACGACATTCGAAGGGAACTGCTCGCCGCACTCGAGCGCGACTTCCGCTTCAAGCCTCGCCGCGGCGACTGGCTGCAGGGCGGGACGTGCCCGCAGTGCGGCAAGAAGGAAGTCTTCACCCGCGCCGACAACCCGCGGATCATTAAGTGCGGGCGGGTCGAACGCTGTGGCTGGGATGCCGCCGCCAAGGATCTCTATCCGGAGATCTTCGACACCTTTTCCAAACGCTACAAGCGGACCGAAGCCGATCCGCACGCCGCGGCGGACGCCTATCTGGCGCACGCTCGCGGCCTCGATCTCATGGGTCTGCGCGGCGCCTACACGCAGGAATATTACCACGACGACGGCCGCAACATCGGGTCGGCTACGGTGCGGTTCCCGCTGCCCGGCGGGGGATGGTGGGAACGCCTGATCGATCAGCCGTCGCGGTTCGATCGCAAGGCGCGCTTCGCCCCCGGCAAGACCTACCGCGGCCAATGGTGGCAGCGGCCCGACGTTACCCTGGCCGATCTCGCCGGCGCATCCGAGATCTGGATCAACGAGGGCATCTTCGACGCGCTCTCGCTCGAGCAGGCGGGCCAGCGCGCCGTGTCGATCATGAGCTGCTACAATTACCCGGCAGAGGCGCTGAAGGCGCTGCGCATCGCCATCGCCAACGGACCGACACCGGGCAAGTCGCCGAAGCTGATCTGGGCGCTCGATCTCGGCAAGGCCGGCACCGACAAGACACGCGAGTTCGTCGAGCGGGCACGCGATGAAGGCTGGATCTGCGGCGCCGCCCAGGTGCTCGAGGATGGCGAAGACGGCAAGAAGCTCGACTGGAACGACCTGCTGCAGCGCGACCGGCTCGGCGAGACGTGGCGCGAGCGCTTCCTGTGGAACGGCGACGTCCTGATCGCCGCCAGCGCCGTCGAGAAGGCGCTGCTGATCCACGATCGGCACAAGGTCCGCTCCTTCCACTTCGTCTTCAAGACCGAGACCTATTGGGCGAGCTACGACAGCGCGTCGGTCGATCAGCAGGTCGCCGAGGCCATGGCGACCCGCAAGAAGCACCTCGAGGAACTCGACGCCGCCGAGCTGGCGAAGATCCGCGAAGAGGCAACCCGCGCCGCGCTGTCGATCGAGGCGATCGCCAACTGCGCTTTCCGCGTCCTCTATCGCCAGCGCGACGAAGCCACGGACGAAACGTCCTACTTCCTCAACATCGACTTTCCCTCGGATCGGCCGAGCGTGAAGGGCGGCTTCAGCGCCACCGCGTTGATGACCGCGGCCGAGTTCAAGAAGCGCCTGTTCGCGATCGGCACCGGCGCGATCTGGACCGGCAGCCAGGGCCAGCTCGATCGGATCATGCAGCGGCAGACGCCGCGCATCGCCGACGTCCAGCCCCTCGGCTTCACCGGCTATTGCCGCGACACCGGCGCCTACGTCTTCGGCGACATCGCCGTGAAGGATGGCCGCGTCTACCGGCCAAACGACGACGATTATTTCGACATGGGCAAGCTGGCGCTGAAGCTCGGCACCAGCGAGCGCCTGCTCGATATCCACTACGATCCCGATACCTGCGACACGAGCTGGCTGCCGGATCTGCTGACCGCTTTCGGTCCCAAGGGCCTGGTCGTGCTCGCCTTCTTCTTCGGATCGCTCTTTGCGGAGCAGGTCCGCCGCGAGCGCAAGAGCTTCCCCTTCCTGGAAATGTTCGGCCTGCCCGGCTCGGGCAAGACGACGCTGGTCGAGTTCCTGTGGAAGCTGCTCGGCCGCGAGAATTACGAGGGCTTCGACCCGGCCAAGGCGACCGCCGCGGCGATGGCGCGAAACCTGGGCAAGGTCGGCAACCTGCCCGTCGTGCTGATCGAGGGCGATCGCGCCGACGACACCAGCCACGCCCGCAAGTTCGACTGGGAGGAGCTGAAGACGGCCTATAACGGCCGCACCGTTCGTGCCCGCGGTGTGAAGAGCGCCGGCATGGAGACGTTCGAACCGCCGTTCCGCGGCGCGGTCATCATCGAGCAGAACGAACCGGTCAACGCGTCCCGCGCCATCCTCGAGCGCATCATGTCGCTCGGCTTCGACATGGAGGGCTGGGGCGACCACACCAAGAACGCCGCCCAGCGCCTCGAGCAATGGCCGGTCGAGAAGGTCTCCGGCTTCATCGTCCACGCGGCCCGCCGCGAAACCGAGATCCTGAACCGCTTCCGCCAGGCTTTCGCGATGCACGAGCAGGCGCTGCTCGCCCTCCCCGAGATCCGCGTCAACCGCCTCGCCAAGACGCACGGCCAGCTGCTCGCCATGCTTGATGCGCTCCGCGTCATGCTGCCCGAGCTGCGCGACGATCAGCACGCCGACGCGGCCGAGCTGATCCGCGCCATGGCCGTGCAGCGCCAGCGTGCGGTCGAGAACGAACATCCCGACGTCGCCACCTTCTGGGAGCGCTTCGACTACCTGCAGGAGATCGAGGCGCCGGCCACCGAGCACCCGATCAATCACAGCCGCGACCCGAAGCTGATCGCGGTCAGCCTGAGCGAGTTCGAACAGCGCTGCGGCGAGCGCCGCCTCGAAATCCCGTCGCACGCCGACCTGGTCCGCAACCTCAAGACGTCGAAGCACCGCCGCTTCGCCGGCACCCGCACCGTCAACTCCATCGCCGGTGCCAACCGCGGCACGACGATCAGCAAGCACTGCTGGGTCTTCGAACGGCCCGGCGCCGCCCCCTCCAAACCCGCCTGAACAGGGAGAACCTACCCGTGTCCGACAACGTATCAGCTGAGCAGCTTCGCCTTTTCATCGAGCGCATCGAGCGCGTCGAAGAAGAGGAGAAGGGCCTCAAGGACGACAAGCGCGACATCTACAACGAGGCCAAGTCCACCGGCTTCGACAGCAAGACTATTCGCACGATGGTCCGCCTGCGGAAGATGGAGAAGCACGCCCGCGACGAGGCCGAGGCGCTCGAGGAAACCTACAAAGCCGCGCTGGGCCTCAACTGATGGCCGCGAATTGTCGCCCCCTCGACACCGCTCCGCGAGACGGCACCCGCATCCTCCTGTGGTGCGGCCCCAACCGTGGCTGGCAGATCGGGACCTGGAACCCTGATCGGCACGCCAAGAACCCGAAGCCGTTCTGGAACTGGTCGCCGTTCCGCGTCAGCGACTCGCGGGCGTTCCCGGCGCTCGGGTGGCTTCCTCTACCCGCCGACCCCGTACTGGCGCCGCCTGCCATCCCAGGTCTCGCCTGATGCGCGCGCCCTCGCCCGCCGCGTGGCGCCGCCTCGGCCGCGCCCTCCTGATCATCGGCGCCGTCTTCGCCGCCCCCTTCGTCCTCGCGGCGATCGTCGCCCGCGCAACCACCCGCGGCTGAGCCGCCGCACGTCAGCAGAAAGGAACCGACCATGACACCCGGCACCTATCTCCGCACCCGTCGCGAGGCCGCTGGCCTCTCGATCGACAACGTCGCCCAGCTGATCGTCCAGCCTTGGGGCGAGCTGCAGATCTCGGCCGCTTACATCCGCCAGATCGAGGCGGACAACGAGACCGCCGAAGATGACGGCTCGCTCGAGCTGCTGCGCGGCGCGTTCCGGTTCGACCGTTACATCTACCTGCAGCTCGCCGCGGGGCTGCCCATCCCTGCCCTTTGCCGGGTCTGCGCCTGCAGCTGGGAAGATGCCTGCGACGATGAGGCCACCGGCCCCTGCAGCTGGACCGAGCGGGATCTCTGCAGCGCGTGCGTCGGCAAGGATGCGCGCACGCCTGCGCCGGCGCCGGCGGCGATCGCCGCGCCGACGATCTCCGACCTGCTCATCCGCCGCGGCAGTCAGCGCGTGATCGGCTTCGATCCGGTCATCACCGTCAGCACCATTCCCGTTCGCCCCGCGCCCCTCGCCTGAAAGGATCGACGATGCCGACCGACCTGTTCGCCGCCCCCGCTCCCGGTCCGATGAAGCCGGGTGAGTATATCCGCCTGCGCCGGGAAGCCGCCGGCCTCACCATCCCCCAGGCTGCCAAGCACTTCTACAAGAACCCCGACCATCGCGCAGACGTCGAGGCGAACCTCCGCACGATCGAGCTGCCGCACGTGAAGGCAAAGCCGCACGTGTCGGAGACCCTGTCGCGCGCCTTCCCGTTCGATGATGGCGTCTACCGCCAGCTCTGCGAGGATCCGCCCGAGTTCCACCCGACGCTCTGCCGCGGGTGCGGGTGCGACGCGCACAACACCTGCCACAATCGCGACGGCAGCGACTGCACCATCACGGTCGACGGGGTCTGCACCGCCTGCATCGAGAAGGTGCAGGCCAAGGCGATGCGGCGGGCGGCATGAAGCACGATCTCGCCCTTCACCGCGGCGGACACGCGCCGAACTGCGCTTGCCCGCGCTGCCGCCACCTTCGCAACGCCGCCGCGCTTGGCAACGCCCTGCAACCGTCCAGCGACCGCTTCGGCACGATCGCCGTCGCTTTCGTCCTGGTTGCACTGCCAGGCCGCGTGCTCGGCACCATCGCGTGGCGCGCCGTCGCGCCGCAGCTGGGGCTCAATTGATGGCGGCGCCGCGTCTCAGCCTCGCCGGCGTGCCCGACGATTCGACGCTCGCCCCGCGCTACTGGCGCCGGTCCGAGCAGATGGTGCTCCGTGTCCTGTATCCGATCGGCGGCGCCCAGCTGGTCGCGTCATGTCTCAGCGGCCGATCGGTGGACACGATCTACGCGCGTGCCGCGGCGCTCGGCTTGCAGGCGCCGCCACGCGGTTGGCTGCGGGCCGAGATCGAGATCCTGCAGACCACCTATCCTACCGGCGGCGCAAAGGCGTGCGCTCGCATGCTGCCGGGCCGTTCGCTGCGCTCGATCGTCGACCAGGCACAGGAACGCGGCATCCGCCGCCGGCGCGGGGTGGCGGCATGAAGGCGCTCACCATCTGGCAGCCCTGGGCCTCGCTGATCATGGCCGGCGCCAAGCCATACGAGTTCCGTGGCTGGCGCCCGCCGGCGTCGGCAATCGGGCAGCGCATCGTCGTTCACGCGTCTGCGCTCAAGCGAAACCTGCGCGACCTGATCTTGCTCGAGGCGATACTGCAGGCGGGCGGGGAGCGCTCGGCCGAAACCTGCCTGCGATCGGAGATCGCGCTGCCCTTGCTCGCCGCGGCGATCGAGGATCCGTCGACGCTGCCGATCGGCGTCGGCCTGGGCACCGCCATCCTCGGCGAGCCGCGCAGCGGGATCGATATCGCGGCCGAGTTCGGCGTTCCGCGCGCGAACGACAGCGATCGCGACCAGCATGCGAATTGGGGCTGGCCGCTCACCGACATCGAGCCGTTCGCCGAGCCGATCCCAATGCGCGGCCTGCAGGGGCTCTGGCCGTGGCCGGAGCCAACGGAGTGGGTGAAGTGAGCCCGATGAAGTCGCCTGCGAAGGGCGCCCTCTTGGCGCTGCCGCCGAGCCTGCTCTTGTGGCTCCTGATTGCATGGTGGCTCCTGTGAGCGCCGCCAGCAAGCGCCAGGCCAGCACCTGCGACGTGCCCGGCTGCAACGTCGAGATCCGACGCGGCATGCTCATGTGCCTGTCCCACTGGCGCCGCACGCCGCGCATGCTTCGCGAGGCGATCAGCTCGGCGTGGAAAGATCGCCGGATTAAAGACTGGTCGAACAATTGCCTCGAGGCGCGCCGCTGGCATCGCGACAACCCGCCGGCGGCGATCGCCGCCCGCATCACCGGAGAGACGCTATGAACAGCGCAATCCTCGATACCCATCACGCAATCGTCGGCTCGAGCGGCGGCGGCAAGACCGTCACCGCGAAAGGGGAGGTCGAGCAGCTGCTGCGCGAGCATCGGCATCTGGCCGTGATCGATCCGACCGGCGTTTGGTATGGCCTGCGATCGACCGCCGGCGGGGACGCACCCGGCTTCGATATCCCGATCTTCGGCGGGCCGCACGGCGATGTTCCGATCAAGCCCAGCGATGGCGATGCGATCGCGCGCTTGGTGATCGAGTCCAGCGTGTCAGCGATCGTCGACTTGTCGGAGATCCACGACGGCGCCGACCAGCGCCTGTTTATGGCCGCTTTCGTCAAGCGCCTGCGCCACAAGCCGAAGGGCAATTTCCACCTGGTCGTGGACGAGGCCGACGAAGCCTGCCCGCAAACCGCACGCGACGACGTCGGCTTCGCCCTGACTGAGGACATGATCTGGATTGCGAAGCGCGGTCGCGCCGCCGGGTTTGTCCTGACGGTCATCACCCAGCGACCCGCCGACATATCTAAATCCGTGCTGTCGCAGATGCAGACGATCGTCGCGCACCAGCTGGTCGATCCGCGCGATCAGAAAGCGATCGGCGACTACATTAAGGGCAAGGGCGGTAAAGCTACCTACGACCGGGTAATGGCGTCGCTGGACACGCTCGCGGTTGGCGAACGCTGGATCTACAGCCCGCGCCTCGGCGTGCTGGATTGCGGCCTATCGCCCGCTCTTACCACCTTCGATAGCTCCCGCACGCCGGCACCGGGTGAGAAGCATGCCGAGCCGAAGATGCTCGGCCAAATCGACGTCACCGCGATCCGCGCTGCGCTCGCGCCACCTGCTAAACCCGTCGCCACCGATGCGGCTGCCGCCGCGATCGATGCCGGCGCGATGCACGACCGCGACGGGCGGATCGCCGCGCTGGAAGCGGAGAACGCGGATCTGCGCGCCCAGGTCGCGCACCTGCAAGGGGTCGAGCAGGAGTGTGATCGGTACAGCAAGGGCTTGCAGGCGATCGCCGACCTGGTCGATGCGATAGCCAACGGCCGAAAGGTCGACACGTTGCCGGCGTCCGTCGGCGAGCCCGCCCCAACGCCGATGGCTGAAGTCGCGCCGAGGCCGGCGGCTTCCGTTGCAGCACCTGTCGCTGCCGATCGCCAGCTCGGCGCCGAGCGCAAGCCGCTGGCGACCCTCGCTGGCGCGGCGCCCGCCGGTCTGACAGATGCGAGCTGGGCGGTGCTGGCGGGCTTCAAACGGACCGGCGGCACCTGGAGCACCTACCGCTCGCGTCTGCGCACTGCCGGGCTGATCGAGCTGTGCGACAAGCTCTGGCACGCCACGCCGGCGGGCATCGCCGCGATCGGCGCCGACGTCGTCGCGATGCCGGCACCTGGCCCGGATCTGCTCGCCCTATGGTCGAGCCGCATCCCCGGCGTCACCCGGATGCTCGACGTCCTGGGCAAGCGCTATCCGCACTTCGTCACCCGGGAAGGTCTCGCCTCTGATCTCAGTATGTCGCCGAGCGGCGGCACCTTCGGCACCTACCTGTCGCGTCTCCGCGCAAACGGTCTGCTCGAGGAGAAGGGCAAGCGGCTGCGGATCTCACCGAGCGTCATGGGAGACCCCGCCAATGGCTGACAAGACCAAGATCGAGTGGACCGACGCCACCTGGAACGTCTTCACCGGCTGCAGCGTCCACAGCGCCGGCTGCCGCGGCTGTTATGCGATGCTGCTCGCCGGCACGCGCTTGGCCCGGCACCCGACGCGCGCCGGCCTGACGATCGACACGAAGACCGGCCCGGTCTGGACCGGCGAGGTGCGCTTCAACCCGCAATGGCTGGATCAGCCGCTCCGCTGGGCACGAGGCCGCAGCATCTTCGTCTGCGCGCACTCGGACCTGTTCCATGAGAACGTGCCCGACCATCTGATCGACCGCGTCTTCGCCGTGATGGCGCTGGCGCCGCAGCACGAGTTCCAGGTGCTGACCAAGCGCTCGGCGCGGATGCGGCAGTATCTCACCACGCCGCGCCGGCGTGACGCGATCGCGCGCGAGATCGCCGTGCTGCTCGCCGATGGGCGATATCGGCGCGCCGACCAGGTCGCGAAGGATCGCGGCTACGGCATGACGATCCCTGGGGAATACTGGCCGCTGCCGAACGTCGTCGGCATGGTCTCGGCCGAGGATCAGGATGCAGCCAACGAGCGGATCTCCGACCTGGTCAGCACGCCCTTTGCGAACCGCGACCTGTCGCTCGAGCCGCTGCTCGGCCCGATCGATCTGAAGCCTTGGCTGTGGCGGCAAGGCCGGTTCGGCGCCGAACCGTCGCGCCTGATCCGCCAAGTGATCGTCGGCGGCGAGAGCGGCCCGCGCGCGCGGCCGATGCACCCCGATTGGTCGCGCTCGATCCGTGACCAGTGCAAACCCGCCGGCGTCGCCTTCAACCTGAAACAATGGGGCGCCTTCGGAGTAAGCGGGCTCAGCTCCGAGAAGTGGATTGTTCGACGGGACGGCAGCCACGATCCCATGCCGACGCCGAACGGCGTTGCGCATCATCCGCCCCGCGACGGCGCA